CCATATAGTTTTTCATTTAGTCCCGCCCAAGGATAAGGCACAGACTCTTTCTTCTCTCTATCTAAAAAAGAATCTTTCTTCTCTGATACTCTAATGATACCACTAGGAGTATAGAGTTTAGCATCCCACCAAGCACTAACAAATTCTTTGTATTTGCCTTTGAGAAGCATATCATTAGCATCTTTGTAACCATTAGGTAAGGTGACTATCTTAGCCTTGCCGGGCTTAAGAATACTAGCAACCTTCTTAGCTGACTCAATACCTTGTCTATCTTTATCAAAACAAATGACAATATTATCAAAGCTTTCTATGTATTCTAAGTTCTCTTTAATATCTTTGACTGCTCCGGAAGCTCCTCTAATGATAGAGGTAACTGCCCACTTACTGCCTAGTAATTCGTAAGCGGCCATCGCATCACACTCACCCTCAGTTATGGTTAAATACTTACCACCTTCTTTAAAGAGTTGTTGACCAAACAAACCAACTCCTTGAGGGCTAACATCATAGCTAAACTTCTTGTCTCGGACATATCTAATCTTATTAGAGGTTAGTTCGTTGTTGATATACAAAGGATAAATATGTTGGGCTATTTGACCAGCACTATCATAAACAGTCTTGACTCCATACTTCTCAGCAGTCTCCCTTGAGATATTTCTATCTGCTAACTTAGCGAAGACTCCGCCATGAGCATTTAGTTCTCTAACTGTTTCTGTCATATTAGTTTTATTAGATACGATATTATCTTGATTGTCTACTCCTTTCGGAAAGAATTCATCACAACTAAAACATTTAGCTGAGCCATTCTCATTAACCGAAAGAGCATCGCTACTACCACAAGCCGGACAAGGCAAGTGATACTTCTTAAATTTTAAATCTTGTTCCATCTTTGACCTCAAAAAAATAGGGCATCCGAAGACACCCTATCAGAATATATGAAAAATTGTGGTTAGGTTTCCTCTGAATCTTCAGTAGATTCTTCAGCACTTTCTTCCACTTGCGACTCAGGACAGCCTTTTAACAGCTCTTCTAAGTTTGCTCTATGTGTGCGACTAGCAAAGTCTAAAGCTTCGATAACAACAGATAAATTACCTACCTTGTTGACCATCACAGTAGCATCATTCTTTTTCTGTTCATCTGCAATAGCAGTAACATCAAAGTTATTTACTTCACCTTCATCGTTTTTAATACTAATAATCATTAGAATTCTTCTCCTCCTTCGATGGCATCGAATTCTGAACCATCACTAGATTTATATTGAACTAAGTCAATAACTTGCATAGCTTGAAAGTCCAAGCCTTTGAAGTCCCCATACTTATTAGATGTTTCCCACTCGTTATACTGCACTCTAACTTTAGAGCCGTTACCGACCAGTTCATCTATTGGAACTTTATTTGCATCTAAAAGCTTAGGCGACTGTCTAACCATTCCGTTAGGGCCATTCACCTTTCTTTTAAAAGTTATTGCTTTTCCGACAACTTCGTCATTCATTGTGATTTCTTTTGTTTTAAAACCACGAGCTTCAAAGTCATTGGCGACATCATCACTCACTACTAAGTCCACAGTATAAACAGGTTCATACTTGGTATTAGGAGTAGTTACACTAGCCCAGTAGGCTATTCCTTCTTGTATTGCCATAAATTTGCTCCGTTTTTGGCATAATTGCATAAACTATTATAGTTCTTCACAGAAGTCTGTCAAGAGCTATAAGCTAATCTCTTCAACTATTTTAGCTAAAGAGATTGTTTGGTTATTATAAAGAGTAATTTTAAAGTTATCGTCTGCTAAACATTCAACTTCATAAACTACTCCAGTTTTACTAAAGATATTTTCATAATTAGTAATTACAAAATTATCAAATTTTCTAAATAATTCTCTATTTAATATAATACTTTCTTGCATCTTAAACATTTATCTTAAAAGGTATTGAACAGTTTTTAGCTGTGGCCGTGCCAAAGTCTAAGCTACTCAGGTATCTCATACTAGCTCGTCTAATACTACTAGGTGGATTAGACTCAAACTCAACATTAACAGGCTTACCTTCTGCTAAATCATACACAATTCTAAAAGCTACTGAGTTCTTTAGAGTTACATTCCTAATATAGTAAGAGAAACTTCTGTTCTTTACCGGTTTAGGACAAGCCACAGGCTCTGCCACAACTTTTTCTACTGCATTAGAGACAACATAAGGAGTCTCAATTTCCGGCTCTTGTGTGGCCTCTAAGGACTTAGTTTGTAACAGCTCTAATTGTGTTGCTAAGTTCATCACACTAGCAGTTGTAGTGTTTTCTAGTTGAGTTAGTTGAGTTTGTAGCTCAGCTAAGCTTAAAGCTAAACTCTCTTGCTCAGCTTCACTAAGCTCTGCGAAGTTTGTTAAAGTTTTAACAGCTCTTTCGGCTTGTAAAACAGTTTGAAAGATACCATCATTTTCTAATCTTAATTCTTCATTCTGCACTTCCAAAGCATTTATTCTAGCTAATAGATTTTGCTTAGTCTTGTTAAATTCTAGGACATAATCTGGTGTCTGACCGACAGTTTGCTTGACATAATTGCCTAGTAAAACATAAGTAGCTGACACTAGCACTAAAGTTATTAAAGTTGATATTACAATATTCTTCATTTTATTTCTCCGTTAATTAATTTTCTTTCTAATCTTCTTTGTTGCACATACAAAGCAACCAAGAATTTCTTATTAGTTGCGATATAAGTGTCGAAGTCTTTTTGGTCTGCTAAGTTAGTGTAATGTAATTGGTCGTTACAATACTCGTCAAACTTTCGCATAAAAAAAACATCTATCTTTCTGGTCTTCATCTTATCCAACATTTGTAGCCAGAACATTTATCGACAGGGTCACCACAGTCCTCACAATACTCAACCTCTTTGTTGGTTGGTAGGTCTTCTGTTAGTTCTTTGGCAATGTCATTACACACTTGTAAAAATAAATCCATCATTTCCTCCTGTTCTTGTTGTCAACCATCTTAGTTGACTCCCATGCAAAAAATGCTAACACAGAAAAGAAGATAAGAGCAAGTAATAGTTTTAATAATTCATCCATCAAACACCTCGCTAATGTAATAGTTCTGACATGTTACTTCCTTTCTCTTGTTTTGTTTTTTAAACTCTGCTCTAGAGTCTTTAATCAACAACATAATTTCTTTCATGTGTTCATATTTAATATCACAATACTTACAATCAATCAGCTCAATAGAGAAACCTGCTTCGTCAAAAACTTGACAATCATGTTTAATTAAAGCTACTCCATCATCTGAATCAAAATACAAAACAGAACATTCCGCTGTCTCTCCATTTATATCACGCACTAACAAGAAGTCTTCATACTTCATATTAGTTCTAAGCTCGTGATATTGTTCTCTAGAAAGTTTAAATTGTTTTAATAATTCATCCATCGAACACCTCGCTAATGTGATAGTTCTGCCAAGCTCCATGCTTGACTAGTTCCCATGCACTACCACCTGATTGGTCAGCTAGTTTTAAAGCTTCGTCCACAGAATTAGCTTCTACCCTAATCTTGTAGTGAGTTGGTTGTTTAGCATAAACTTCATAAGTTTTCATAAGTCACCTTAGTTTAAAATTCTTTGTACCCAGTTCTCTGCGACGTCTTCAGCATAGCTTTCGGAATGGTCAAAGCATTCGACCACCCTAACTAGCATAGTGTCACGATAAAGCTCGACAAAAAAGCCCTGTCGATTTTAAAGATAAAGGCCTCACGACTATGAGGTTTGCCGTATTGAGAAATAAGTTCACCTATCATTGTTCTAAAGCACTTAAGATGTCATTTATCTCGTTGTTGATAGCTTCAAGATAATCTAGGTCAATAGCACAACTAGCGATATAAGAATAATCTTCATCACCCTCAGGTCTTTCTAGCTCTCTATCAATACAATGTCTATTAAAACTTCTAAGTTTATCAGTTAGAAGTCCTAAAGCTCCGTTCTGCAATTCTGCAAGTCTAGTATATATTTCAGTTTTAGTCATAATTTTCTCCGTTTAACTAAGTGGTAGTTTTGTAATCCCGAAGTAACTACCAACTCCTCCAACAGCAACATGATTATCGGTTTTTATAGTGTCTGTCAGCACTCGTAAGTATTTGGCTTGAGTATTTAACAAGTCTCATTTAACTGACCTCGTGAATTTTGTCAGCACCAAACACTTACACTTATGTTAAATTGTGACTAAAACTAACAAGGAGTAATATAAATATTTAACTTTGTTCTCCTGTCTCGTCTTAGTCACAAACTAATAAGCAAAAACTATCCCAGTATCGTGTGAAAATAGTTAATCTAAAGGATAGTCTTCGCTTGTTCTGCCATCTCCTCTAATTGTGCCTCTGACACAGCGTCAGCACATAAAGTCTCCATAAATCCTATCACAGCTTTAGTAATCCTATAGTCTGTCACAGGCACAGGGTTCTCTAACATCTCTGCTTCCACATGGTTAAACAAATCAGTTAGTAAATCCTCTCGGTCACGAAACACATTCAGTCCTGTTATCACAAAACTAATATGTTCTAGTATTTTAGTATTTTCTTCATCACTCATTATCATTCTCCATATCTAAGTATAGTTTAGTTACTCGCCATTTAACACTATCTTCCTCATTATAATCTTCCCACTCTATATCAGTGTTTGGATAATGTTTTTCTATAACAGGTTTTAAGTCTGTCATAAAGGCTTTAAATCTTTCTTCCATCATGCACTCTCCTTTTGTTTAGTTAATTTGTATTCTTCTTCAGTCAAATAAGAATAAGAAGATAGAAACTCTGTTTTAGACAAGAGTTTAAAATCTATCATCTTTTCTTTATCGTCTGTAAAGTCTTTGTAATTCATCATGCACTCTCCTCAACATTACTACATTCCCAATCTTTAGAAGCGTCACGACCAATAGCCAATATTAACTCTTCATAAGCCAAGTCCCCTGCTTCATCTTCTTCCTTTGCTTCTACAACATAATCGTATTGCAAAGCTTCATAAGGTATAAAAGACACCCTGTATTTTTTTGGTTTACTCATCATGCACTCTCCTCTAAATTAAATTCAGCTACTATATCTTTAAAGCCAATACATTTATTATTTTCATATTCGACTTCCCAAATTTCTAGCTTATCGCCTTCATCTGTTACACGGATTTC